GAACTCTCCATAGGCCTATGCCTATTGGAGAGTTCCTCAGAATGAGTATTTTGTGTCGTTTGACCGCGACACCCGATGAATGCTCAGTGAAATATTCAGGATTTTTATTCCTTTCTCACGTTATTATTACGTGTGAGCACTTAAGTGCTGTTATACTGGATTTAAAAATCCGGTTTACAGTTATTTATTTGTTATTTAAGGAGTCTTTGTGTACTATTTAATTATGGTTCCATCGCAAAGTCTTTTACGTTTCACATATTCTGTCGTCACTATCGGACTAAATAATTTAGTCAACCCCTAAAGTGATGGACATATTAGAATGTTGTTGCGACAGCAACGTTTGTTTGAAGTATGTTTCCACCCCCGAGAGTCAACTCGGTCATCAAATCAAGCCCCGTGTGGCACAGTTGTGTTATTAGCGATCTGTAAGGATCGGTCGCCCTATCACTCTGTGTCATTGAATTGATGTTTATCTTTTATTAGATATTTCAATTGGATAATTCATCCTAGATGTATTGGTTTTTCTGAAAGAATCCCACTCTACGATATGATTTTCGCTTAACTAATCTTCACCCGCAGCAGGGTAGAAAGATTATAGAATCTAACATTTTGTATGAGAACAATTGGTCTTTTCGTCACCATTAATTCAACGCACCGAAGCATTATTTTAACGGATACGATATCATGCCTTATAACAACGTTTTAAGCAGGGACAACCTGACCTGTAGAGTTTAGCCACTCGATTTTACCGTTGCTCTATATGTGTATGTGAGGTTATTTTTATTTGATTTATTGAACGATTTTGAACTGATACTCATAGTATCGTCGAGCTTATTTAAGCTAGGTCCCTATTCCCTTTTTGCGTTCGCGCACTATGACAACTCTTTTTATCGAGGAATCAAAATCAAACGGCTTGGGAATCTCGCTATTGCTATTCGTAGTAGTAGTTTGTAGTTTATTTTATCGTTTTTACGCTCTAGTCCCACAAGGGGGACAATATGAGAGAGAGCGTTGGGCAAAGAAGCAATCCAACAAGAGGAATGCTGCTAGAAGAGCTGGTAAAGCTCAGGAGGCCCAAAGAAGGAAACAAGAGGATGACAAAGAACATCGCGAGAAGGAAAGGCAACCAAAACCCTTGAATTCTCAGGCATCACTTCCGGACTTCAATCTGGAATTTGTGTCTACTGAATGGCTTAAGAACAATTTTAGTTCTAGTTATGAGTCATTGAGGCGTATTTTGAAAGAATTTAATTTTTCTGCGCCTGATGTTATGTCTTATGTTCGTCAAATTGACATCATGAAACTCTGGCCTAAAGTTAAGGACAGTGATTTAGTTGTTAAATTTTTGGAACTTTTGGATTATGTCGTCGCTATTGGATGGATCAAGAAGATTGAGCTTTCCTACAAGGGATTACCCTTGTTTTACACCAATAAAGTATCCCATCATGTAACTTTTACCCAAATTATGGAGAAGAGTATGGCATTTGGAAATTTACTTATGACATTGGCTTGGAAAGTTTACGCTTCAGGAGACATTAATCTATTTTTTGAATCAGAACTCAAAAGTTCATATGATGATGAATATTCTTATTTGAAGTCTAACAAAGTTCTTATCGACTTAGGTCGTGGGAACGAGATTACAGATGAGGCTTTTGATCGTCGTGTGCAACAGTTTATTGATCGAACTTTAGCTATGTTGAATGAAGCGCCAAAGAGTGAAAGAGCTTATTATGCTTCTCGCCTTACTACCATGAGGGAGATTCAAAGCGCTAGAACTCTTGACAAGAAAGACGATATTAGGGAGAAACCTTACGGAATCCTTCTTTATGGAGGTTCTGGTGTTGGTAAATCTTCCATTGTTAGTTCACTAATGAAGTATGTCTTGAAAGTGAATGGAAAGGACTCACATCCTCGTGCCATTATTACACTCAATCAAGAAGATGCTTTTCAATCAGAATTTCGTACTTACCATAAAGGTGTTATTCTCGATGATATTGCTAATAAGCACTTGGATTTCTCCAAGGATTCACCGGCAACTCCTATTATTATGTTTTTGAACAATATCCCCATGGCAGCTTTGAACCCCAATGCTGAAATGAAGGGAAATGTTATGATCGAACCTGATGTAGTATGTGGTACAACTAACGTCAAGAATCTTAAATCAAATATTTTATCGAATGAACCTATTTCGATTAATAGGAGATTTGAGGTTACCATTACTCAAAAAGTGAAGTCAGAATTTCAGAAAGAAAGAACTGCTGGCCTAGATGGGAAGAAAATTACCCATATGGCTACTGATGTTTTCCCTGATTATGGACTATTCACTGTTGAGGACCCGTATTATGCCCCTGATGCAGCCAGAGATTTGTCTGGAAACAATCAAGGGCGTGAAGTCGTCTATGCCCCAAGGTATTTCGAAGGAGAACCACTGATCGATGTTGATATTTATACGTTGATTAGGTTTTTGAAAGAGGACTCTCGTGAACACTTTGCCGCTCAAGAAGCTTTCGTAGCTAATCAACGAGCAGTAGGTGAAATGAAACTCTGTAAACACGATATGCCCGTAGGACATTGTAAAGATTGTGACAATGAACACACTCAGGATGATGAATCAATTCCCTCTGTAGCTGATACCGATAGTCTCGGATCCAGTGATGATGAGGATATTGAATTGGAACCTGGTGTTGTATTGGAGTCTCAATGGGGTGTACCAGACTATAAGGATGTTATGGCGTATTTATATGACCTAGAAACTTCTCTAATGGAATGGTGGACCCAAATGAAGATGACTTTACTTACGTCAACCTTTGGACCAAGTATTATTGCTTACCTTGTTCGTCAACGTGCGCATAATATGGTGAAGGAGACCCTACCTATGTTCGGTTCTGCTTTATCAATGGTCTTGATTTTCGCAGCTCTTATGGTTCCGCAAGCTTGTAATATCTTACTCGTTTTAGTATGTGGTTATGGATATTTCTTGTGGACCGAGTATCAAAAACTCAAAGAACAAGTTAAAAACGAATTTCTGGTTACCAATAGGCCTTCTGATTATTTTAAGAAGATGGACTGGTCTACCAAGAGAAATATTGTTGGTTTTTTCGTTGTCATTGGACTGTGGAAATTACTTTCATTTTTGGCGAAAGCTTGGAAAAAGTTGCCTACAGCGCAAGCTGCTGCTCCTATTACGCTTACTCCTGATGCTAAACCCTATTAATTAGAAACTGAATTTTGGGATGTGCATGCTAGAGAAAGGCAATATAAAATTGGAGATGCAGGTGTGACTGACAAAGCTCGTACTACTACGCATGAGCAAATCAATCACGTTGTTGGTAAACGTTTGAAAGTTGTTATCAAAACTGATGGAACACAAGTCAATGCATTACCCCTTAAAGGGAATGTTATGTTGATTCCGAATCACTTTGTGAGGAAGACAACTGACTATGTTCAAGTTAGAAACATTGGTGGTTCATCCTATATGAATCTACCACTTTCACAAGCTGCTTGCGAGAGAATTCCTGGCACCGACCTTGCAGTCTGGTATTGTCCAGGGATTGGAAATCAGAAAGATTTGACTGAATACTACCCTAAGGAAATTTTGGATGGTAAGAAGTTGGAAGTATATACTTTGTATAACACTGATGGAACTCTCAAGCAATTTCCAAAAATGATGGCATCCAAAGGCAGAGTTGTTACCACGGAGGGTGGTATCTTCTCTGGATTGAATTACACATTCCCCGAAGACACTTTCGGTGGTTTGTGCATGGCAACACTTATTGGAAATGCTAAAGGAACTCCTTTCATTGCTGGTCATCACTTGGCTGGTCGTGGAACTACAGGAGCTGCGGGTTTTGTAACTCGCCCTCAGATTGAGGCTGCTATTGAGAAACTAGGCACTAAGCCTGGTGTCTTGATTTCTCATTCTGCTGTTCCTATGGAAACTCAGTGTATGGGAGTGGACTTCGGTCCTCTTACTCCTGTGCATGAGAAGTGTCCTACTAAAGCACTTCCTGCAACTGCTAAGATTAGAATTCATGGTACACACAATCAACCACGCAGCTCTGGAAACAAGAGCAGGGTTGTTACATCATTGATTTCTAAGCATGTTGCTGATGTGATGGATATTGAGAAGGAACATGGACCACCCCAAGACATGGGAGGTTCATACCACAAGGAAGTTGATATTGCTGGAAAAGTGGATACTGCTGTTAAATTTGATACAGAGTTGACACAGAAAGCTTATGTTGATTATTGTACTCAATTGGATAAAATCCCTGAGTCAGAAATCGCTAAGTTAGGAAAAATGTCAGATGATGCAAATCTAGCTGGCATGGACGGAGTGATTGGAATCAATGCTATGAATTTTAGTACTTCTATTGGATTTCCCTGTAAGGGACCCAAAACACAGCTCGTAGAAAAGAGCGATCGCACTGTCAAGGGAATCACTTGCCCTAGAGATGTAGATCCTATTGTGTTAGAAGAAGTCAAGAAGATGGAAGCCAAACTTTTGAAAGGTGAATCAATCAATGCCATTTTTAAAGGTGCTTTGAAAGATGAGCCTGTGAAGGTTACTAAGAAGAAGTGCAGAGTGTTTGCAGCGGCAAATTTTGCCTTCGTTATGCTTGTTCGTAAGTATTATCTTAGTTTGGCAGCATTGTGTCAGCGTAATAAGATTTTGACTGAATGCGCTGTTGGTACAGTTGTCCAATCTCCGGAATGGACTGAATTGTACAATCACATTGGAAAGCATGGCTGGGATAGAGCCATTGCTGGAGATTATGCCAAGTTTGATGGAAGAATGAGCCCACAATTTATGTTAATGGCTTTCAAACTTCTTATCAGACTAGCTGAGAAATCTGGTAATTATGACGCTGATGATTTAACTATTATGCGTGGTATTGCCACTGAGATTTCTTACCCGACTTATGACTATTTTGGAACTCTTGTTCAATTTATGGGATCAAACCCATCTGGACATCCGTTAACTGTTATTATCAATAGTTTGGTTAATTCTCTTTACATGAGGTACACTTACTACGCTATTGCTCGCAAAAAGCGTTGGTGGAAGGTTCCTCTATATTCCGACATTGTGTCCCTAATGACATATGGTGATGATAATATCATGACCGTCAAGAAGGGATATGATGATTACAACCACACAGCTATTGCTGCTGAGTTTTCCGAAGTTGGAATTACTTACACTATGGCTGAAAAGGATGCTGAATCCGTTCCTTTCGTTAATTTAAAAGATGCTTCATTCTTGAAACATTTTGCAGTATACGATGAGGAATTGGGATTGTACAGATCCCCTGTGGAAGATTCGTCGATTGCAAAGATGTTACACACACATCTCAAATCTGAAGTTCTATCGAAAGAACAATCGAGTGCTGAAGCCATTCAGAATGTAGCTTTGAAGTATTTCGAGAATGGAAAAGAGGTGTATGATAAACGTGTTGAGCAATTGCGAGAAGTCGCCAAGCGTGCTGGTCTTTCAACGTATGTTGGACCCATCATGTCCTATGAGGAACGCATGCAATGGTATAAGGAGAAGTTCGGCTTGGACTCCTCCGCTGATGTTACCACTCAATAGAGTGGTGGCTCCGTCTTCACTGATCACAGCAGACGTTAAATATTGCGATCCCGGCGTTCCCAATCCGCTGGATGTACATACAAAAATCAAATTTGGGTCAATGTTTAGATATACGCACTTCCTTTAGGTTCTGAATTACCTTAGTGAAATTTAGCGAGTGGACAGGCTGACATTGGTTCGTATTCTATAAAATAGCACTGCTACATATTGATTGATGCTTCATATGTATTATTAAATAAATTGCATTACTAATTCTTTATACTTTTATATTAATGAGTTGGAGACTCTCTCAAAGTCTCAAATTTTGGTTTCCCAATCTGGGGAGCCTGGAGTTTCGGAAGGTGAAGCTATGCCCAGTTCTACTGAGCAAATTACTTCATTTACCGAACAGGATGCTGGATATACAACAGAGTTACAGGGAACTTATGATTCTACAATGGATTTAGGTTATAACCCTGATTCTGATCTTGGTAACTTTTTATCACGTCCGATTCGACAGTCTGCTCAAGTTTGGGCTGTAGGACAGTCTTTGTTCTATAAGTTTAATCCTTGGGCTGCATTTTGCGAGAATGCCATAGTTAGAGATAAAATCAAAAATTATGAGCTTTTGCGATGCAAATTGCATATGAAGGCTGTTATTTCGGGAACGCAATTTCATTATGGAAGAGCAATGGCTTCTTACAATCCATATGTTGCGGGAGATCAAGTGACTGTAGAGCGCAATTTTTTCAATATTGATTTAATTGGTGCTTCTCAAAAACCACATATTTTTCTCAATCCAACAAATAATGAAGGCGGTGAATTAGTTTTACCTTTCATGTATCATAAGAATTTCATGGAGATCCCTAAAGCCGATTGGGATGACATGGGTGATATTTATATCAAATCTTTTGGTACACTTCGTCATGCAAATAATGGAGATGATCCTGTTACAGTTACAATTTATTTGTGGGCAACTGATGTTGTTCTTACTGTTCCTACATCATCTGATCCACCATTGGCAAGTCAAAGTGGTAGAGGTAGTGCCCAGTTGGGTGCCAAGAATAAGAGTAACAAACTCAATAATGATGAGTATGGTACGGGTATTATTTCAAAACCTGCTGCTGCTGTTGCAGAAGCTGCAGGTGCTTTGAGTAAAATTCCTGTGATAGGACCATACATGACTGCGACTCAGATTGCTGCCGGGAGAATGGCTGATGTTGCGAAGATTTTTGGTTATAGCAGACCTTCTGTTATTTCTAATGTTCTTTTGCAAAAACCATTGCCTGGTGGTAATTTAGCTAATACTGATGCAGCCGATGCTGTTCAAAAGTTGACGCTGGATAGTAAATGTGAGTTGACTGTGGATTCACGAACTGTTGGATTGGATGGAACTGATGAGATGATTATTAGTGATATTGTTCAACGAGAATCATTCATCAATGATTTCGATTGGGCCGCGGGTAAATCTGTAGATAGTTTATTGTGGAATTGTAGGGTAAATCCTATGATGTTTTCATCACTTGATTCAGAGATACACATGACACCAATGGCTCATATGGCTTGCGCCTTTGAACATTGGCAAGGTTCGATTAAATTTCGCTTCCAAATCGTCAAATCAAATTTCCACAAAGGTAAATTACTGGTCCGATGGGATCCCAATAATTTCACTTCAACCGTTAATTACAATACTAACTACTCTCGAGTAGTAGATATTGCCGAGACGGATGATTTTGAAATTGTTGTTGGATGGGGTCAGTCTGCACCTTGGAAAGCTTGTGGTGATCCTTATCAAAGTTCGATACCATACGATATGGTTAATCGTTTGAATGAGGATCCTAAATACTCCAATGGTGTTTTGGAAGTTTCCGTTCTTAATGAGTTGGTTTGTCCCGCTCCAGATTCGTCCATTTTCGTTAATGTGTACGTATCTGCATGTGAGGATTTTAGATTGGCTGCACCAACTAATGACAAGTTGACGCAGTTTCATCTATTTAAACCACCGCCTGCTGCACTCAAATCCCAATCAGGTATCCCTGAGGAGAGTAAAGCTATGAAGGATGGAGATGCCCCAACTGGCGCCCCTGCTCTAGATCCTATTATTGGATTAAATAGTGCAGTAGACAATACTTATTTAGTATATTATGGAGATCCACCATGTACTATTAGGGAATTGTGTAAGCGTTATAGTTATACCAGAGGATGGAAATTCCCTGATGCCAGTGCTGATTCTATTCGAATCAATGGTTTAAGGAATAAGAATGGTCCATATTTCACTGGTTGGGACAATACCGGTGTTGACTCGTCAGCTGCTAGTGGAGCAGTGACGACTGGCGCAACTGCATTTTCAGCATGGTTTCAACCATGTTATGCAGGAGTCCGCGGTGCTTATAGGAAGAAATACTTATTTGAGGGAGCAGAAGATGCTGTCCCATTGGTTGTTCGTCAAGATTTTAAGAATGATGGAAATGGTAACATTTTCTCTTCTGAATTAGCTTTGACTGATACAGTTAATAAGACTAACATGTACTACTCCTCAAGGTATAATCCTGGTGGCGGTGCTGGAACTTGTACAACGAATTGCGGCGTTAATAACACGTTGGAAGTAGAATTACCATACTACATGCCAAAGCGTTTCAGCGCAGCAAGGACTGTTAAGGCCCAGGCATTGGACTGTAACTCACATCAGGTGAGGGTTAAATCCATCAAGCGTTCAACTGGAAACGACAAGCTTACTTCTCCAGTAGCTTATCAGTACGACGCTGTTGGTGAAGATTGGACATTGTTCGGTTATGTCGGAGTTCCTATCTATTACAGATATACTCTGAATGAAACCGCATAAGTTCATTCTTCTTTTTATATTTATACATAATTCATATATATATATTTCACCGAATTTGTAAGATTCGATCGGTGATCTTATTTCAGAATCGATACCTGCTCTAAGTCTAACAAGACATTGTAGGAATCATCCGGATGGCCCGGATGTGTGGTGTTAGCGCATCATGAGACGAATCTCACTCTTTCATAAGAGTGACTTGGTATTTTAACCTTGAGATTCGTCTCGAGGTATTTTTAGCCAGGTCATATCTTTAAGAGTCAGTTTGTCTCG